GAGCGTCTGGCAGTAAGTGTTGACGTGCCAGAAATTGCACCAGTTACGGAAAGAGTGCCACCAATAGACGTGTTGTTACTAAAAGTACTGTTCGTTGTTACCGCACCCGTAGCTGCGGCAATGCTAATGTCTTTAAAACCGTTTTCTGAACGGACGGCACCGCTAAAAGTAGTATTAGCCATCTTGAGTTTCTCCTTACGAGAGATAGGCCCTAGAGTCTTCGTAAGCGTCTGCTGGGACAGTCGCTAGGGCTGAAATTCCCAGGAATAAGTTGGGGGAGAGTTTCCCCTCCCCCTTAGTCTTATGCGGCTCCAGGGGAGCCGAAGATACCGCGAGGGTCCGACCAGCCAAACGCATAGCGTTCGCGAGCCTTATACCGCACGTTACCCGTGTCGAAGTCGCCTTCCATGGAAGTCCGCACAGCCGTCCGGTTAAAACCTTTCAGGCCGTTAGGGGCATCCGTCATAATGAAAAACGCATCCGTGTCGTTGAGGAAGTGGTTAACGGCATAACCTTCCGGAAGCATTCCCATGTTCCGAACGGCGTTAATGTCGTTATCCGCACTGCCGGGTCGAAGAGTCGACTCAAGAAGACGATCCGCCGTGAACTGAAGTTCTTTTGGAATAACCATCTTCATACCGCGAACCGCGACTTTAAGGCCGCGCTCATCAACAAAGCTAGCGATGTCAATCAGGGCTTGCTCAAGACTCGTTTCGTTAAGATCCGAAGCCACTGCAAGCTCATTACGGAAGGTATTACCCGTAACAAGAGGATGGTCTGTAGCACAAAGCTCAATTCCATCGCCACCTGTGAAGCCACTGTCAAACGCATTGTTAAGAACCGCTGCGGCCTTAACCTGTTTTGTCTGGCTCATACTACGAGCAAGGGCCCTCGTGTACCGACTTGCAAGTCGGTCATAAAGGTTGTCCTCAACAGCTTCTTCTGTGATCGAGAAAGCAAGCGCGATTGTCTCCATCGTATAACGAGCAGTATATGCTTCCTGCGCGTCATCGAAAGATACGGCACTGCCTTCACCTTTCGTCGGTGCTGCTCCAAAACCACTGAGCATCACTTCTTCTTCAAAAGCACGATCTGAACTTTCCATGGAAAAGATCTGTTCATGCTCACGATCATACTGATCGTATTCCATTCCAAACAGCGCGTTCAGGCCGGGTTCCAACTCTTTTACGAGTTGCGCTCTACTAATAGCCATTTTTCAAACCCTCCTATACGCCAGTAGTTGAAACAGAACCAGCAGAAATGGAACCCGTAGGTGCATTAAAGCTGTTGTTCAACCTGACGATTGCGCCAATCCCAGCGGCTGCGAAATCCTCGTTCATAGAATCCTCAGTCCAACCCATAACCCGCAAAGTAAGGCTATTGGTTGTTGCTAGGGTACTGATAGCCAAACGACCCAACGACACACCTGTAGCATCGGTGCCTGTTATACCCGTAGACGTACTAGCATTCAAAAACACACTTGCGCGTGCCGTTGCCTTGCTTGTCCACGAAGCATCCGTTGCAACTACATATAGTTGGCTTGGATCATCGTTAATAAAGGCTTTAACCGGGTGGTTACTATCCGCCCCGGAACCGGGCCAGTAGTTACTCCAAGTTGGTTTTCCAGTGGTGCTAGAGACATACTCACATCCTTGAAACACACCCAGAGCACTAACAGTACCACCAGCGGCATTAGATGTATGGTCGATGTATCCCGAAGCGAGGGGAACCACAATCTGTCCGTGATAGATTTTGCCAGTGTTGTCCGAAGCGATTTCGTATGAAGTATACCCCGTAAGACCAGTGGAATTGGCTCCGCCGCCTAGTTTGTTAAGCGGACGGAGGCCGAAGCTTCCGTTAATGTTAGCCATTTCTCATGCTCCTCAAAGCAATGGGGTTAAAACAGTACTCCCAAAGTCATTCGACTTTGGGGCCTCCAAAGGTAACACGCGATTGACGTTCAGGTTTCTGAATCGCCATCGAATGATGCTGGGTCTCTTTCAAAAGATCGTTATCAACAGCCTGCATCGCATCTTCGCTCATCTTATTGAAGTACGACTTACGCTCTTCTACAATCTCAATTGGTATACGAGCCAGCAACAATCCTCCCACGCCGAATACTCCTTCGTATCGGCCACTGTCCAATGTGGGTGCTTCAAAATCTGGGTATTCGTCTTTTCGGACCAATTCCCACCCTTCTCTCATGCGGGCAGAAATGTTTTTACGGTCGTCAAAGCCCCTGATTTCAGAGCGAATCCAACGGTGGGCGTAGCCTTGCGGCGGGTCGGGAGCATCCAATAGGGATGGGGGTTTCCAAGGCTGTCTGCGGGGTTTAGCCGATCTAGTCTTAGAGGCGCGAGGAGCCCGATCAATTGTTTCTTCAGACATCACATTTTCCTAGCGTTTGTGTTTCGCGTACTGATCCAGAGGAACCCCAAGTTTTTTTGCTATTGCAACTTCGCTTGGAGATAACCGAACTGTTTTGCGCCCGGAAGAACCGGAGCGAGTGGCAGAAGCTACCGACTGTTGTGGTCGTCGGCTTTCTGTATGCGAAGAACCACCATTAAATTTATGGGGGAAAGCTTCGCGAAGTCTTAAATCTACTTCATCGTAGTATGAGGGGGACTCAGTGTCAAAGCCTTCTTCTTCCACGAGTTTCTTGTGGATTCCAAAAGCAGCAAAAGTCATAGCTTCGTCTTCCCCAAACCAATCGTTTCGACTAGCCCACTCTTCCGCTTTTGGATCCGCTCGCACGGGGGAAGCCTGCTGCGCTTGCTGCGCCTGCTGCGCCTGCTGCATCTGCTGCATCTGCTGGGCTTGCTGCGCCTGCTGCGCCTGCTGTTGCTTCGCCGTCCGAACCCGCTCTTCTTCGATAGCCAGTTGCGCTAGCTTTCTATTGAGTTCTACCTGCGCGGAAGTATCGCTGGTAGCGATGGCAGTTTCAAGATCACGAGACAATGATTCCGTTTGCGTAGCTACCCGGTCCCCGTACTCCGCAACATACCCCTGATCCAAATTTTGGACCCTGTGTTTTAGAGAATTGTTTTCCGCTTGGATGTTCTTGGCGTAGTTTATAGCAGCTTCTTGCTGCCTCTCCGCCTCACGAGCTTTTTTAGTAAGCTTGTCTATTCGTTTTTTGACGTTTTTACTGTAGCTCTCGTGTTCTTCTCCGGAGGCTTCTACGTCTAAGCCACCGTCTTCTGAGGTGTCGTCCCCAACAATTACGTCTACTTCAACGTCTACTTCCTTGCCGGAGTTTGGAATATCCACGGTTAACTCGTCTTGATTAGATTCTGGCATGGCTGCTCTCCATGTTAATAGTGCAGGATGTCTTCGGGATCCTGAATAACCGCAATGACCTCATCGTCATTTAGAACACGTACTTCTCCGCCGTCAATCTTAAAACGAGCGCCTGCGTAACGCCCAAAGATAATCCAGTCTTTTTCCTTGCACCACGCGCCGCTGGGAAATTTAGTTTTGTCTTCGTAGGCAAGAGGTCCCGTTTTTAAAACGTAACCACAAACAGTGGCGACGGATTCCCGGTCCACCACCGAATCCGGGAGCAGTACCCCACCTTCGGTTCGTCCCTTGCCCGCGTATGGAAGAATTAACAGACGCCAACCGGTAGGACTGGGCAATCGGCCTAGCGTTTCTTCGGGAAGCCTAGTGGGATCCAGAACACGGTCTTCTGGTTTGACATATGCGCCCTTAATAGAAACAAGATTATCAACTTCAGACTTTTCAGACATTAATCCGCCTTTTCCAAGATTTCTCTCAACTCCTGTCCTATATAGTCTAAAGACTCAACGTTGCCAACAAGTTGTTTGTATTCCTCAAAATCTTTTGCAGAACCTGCCGACATAAGCTCGCAAATACGAGACCTGCGCTCTTCAATGGATTTTAAAAGATGCTCCGCAAGGTATATGCCGTCCATTAGGCCATCTTACACTTGGTACGCTTGCCATTCATAACGGCTCCGTGACCACGGGTAGCAAAACCCCCGTCCCGCATTGCGGAAACTCGAAAAGATTTGTCCGTAGGGGCTCCCTTAGAGCCGGGTTTTCGCATGGTTTCCCCGGAACCCTCTTTGATGCGTTTCTGTTTGGCGTTAATATTGTCCCAAAGCCCTCGTTTTTTTGCCATTAGCATTTCCACCTTTTTCTAGCCTGTCTTAAACGACTTTTTGGATCTTTAGCCGCCGCAGGAAATTTCTTCATCTGACCCGCCGATCTCGCACAATAGGACTTTCTACGTTTAGCGGCTGCACTGCCCTTCTTAACTTTCCCCGTGACCGCTGTTTGCAACTTAGATCCAGGGTTTGCTTTCTTGTAACGCTCAACGCCTTTTTTCGTCATCCCAGCACCTTTGCTAGTTTTACGATAATTAGCGCCTTTGCCACCAGTAGTGCGACGAATGGGCTTCTCTTTCTTAGGGGGCACTACTTCGCAGCCTCTACTTTGGGTGTCGGGGCAACAGCTTTTTCGTAATAAACTATAAGCTGTTTCTGTTGTTCAAGGAACCGTTTCAGTTCCGCCATGTTCAGAGCTAGGGTTTCGTAGTCCCTAACAGAAAGAGCGTAGAACAACAGGTCACCGTTTTCTTTTGTAAACCGTTTTTTAAACGCGGCAAAAGTGTCTTCCGTAACAACGTAGAAATGTATGTTGCTCAAGGCTACGGGGCGCGGTCTGTTCTGCGTCGGTATCTTGCGCTCTACCTCGACGGTCTTGATCTCGACCGGCAATATTTCCTTGAAACTGGTGCAGCCGCTACTTAACAGGGGCAGGAGCAACAGCGCCGGAAATAGTTTCGAGCGAACGGAACAATTTTGCAGTACCATTGTTAATCTTCTTTTCTACCAGACCGGGCTTTTTCAGGGAGAGCTTCGCTAGATCGTGCTTGCGGAGCTTACCGATCAGCACGTCTTTGTACACGTTGGCGGCGTCCAACTTTAAGCCAAGCTCCTTGTTTAACTCCGCGAATTTCTCGCGGTCTTCAATCATGGCGTTTATCGTGTCGTCCTGTAACTGCTTGGCAGTCTCAAGCTTGGCGGTGTTTTCCGTCAGTATCTGAATCCGCTGCTGGCTATCCTTGTAATAATAATACGCTCCGTAAGCTGACCCACCAACAAAACCAAGGACAATTATTAGAAGGTAAATCTTTAACATTATTTACCTTTAGCCATGTAGGCAGTCATACCCATGTACGCCCCAACAACGCCAGCCTGACCAATATAAAATAACCCAAACAGGTCAGACAGCGCCTTAATTCGCGCATCTGGGAATATTGGCAGAAAAACAGCCAATGTAAAGAAGATCATAGACCCCATCGCGAGCCACGCCATACGACGTTGCGCGTCTGCTTTCTCGTGTTGGGTCAGAACAACGGACGCGGCAAGTTCTGCATCACTGACAACGCCGTCTCCGTCTAAGTCCAGCGCACTGTGCTTGCTGTCTTCTTGTAGTTTTTTCTGGGCCATAATTATTTCCTAAGTAGTGGGTTGTCGAGTGCGCGTTGCAGCTTTTTGTCCTGCCGTTTCTCAAAAGCGTCTAGTTTCGAGTCGATACCGTTGATCTTGGCATCAAAGCGAGTAGCCGCAGACTCAACGATGTCGCGCATATTCTTCTCGGATTGGCGGGTTGAGGCAGCAACACTGTTGACCTTAGCGTCAAATCGTTCGCTTGCACTAGATACAATGCCGCGTATTGTCTTTTCTCCCTGACGGAGAGCCGCCCGTGTATCAGCATCAAGGGTTCTCGACCGCTTATCGACCGCAGAAATAGAGGTTTCCAGAGATGCCGCGTCAGATCGCGTATCCTGCCGGGTGTCGCGTACAATCTCCTGTACTTCAAGCACCCGGTTGCGGACTGACGACATCTCCTTGGTCACTGTGCCCATTGTTTTAGCCATAACAGCCAGTTTCTTGTCAAAACCGCTCATATCGGGGGCCGTATACCGCTCAATCTTATTTTTCATGTCCATATAGTCTTTGTAGACCTCAAAAG